TTGTAGATGGGTTAGTTAATTCCAATTTGAAATCAATTACTTCACTACCTTCAAATCCATTAGCAATTAAGTGAGCGATTGCCACCTGAGTTAATTCAGATACAACCACTTTTTGGATTCTTTCGATTGTTCTTGCAAAACGAATATCTTCCGCTGCCAATGTTGCTTTACCATTTACATCTTCTTCATATCCTAAGAAAGCCTTTGGAACTTTAAGTGCCGCAAATAGTTTAGCTTTTAAGTAATCGATATCTTCTACTGCCGAATAATTCAATCCACTTAATGTATCGATTTGAGTACCACTATCTCCACCACGAACTGGCATAAAGAAATCTTCGGTGATATTCATCATATTATATTTAAGATTGTAATCACCTGTCTTTTGATCCTGAAAAGGTGTTTTCTTAATCTTATTTATAATTTTCTGCATATAGTTATCTACCTCAGTTGGTGGTATATTACCTATATCAATTTTAAATATTCTTTTTTCTGGAGCTCTCATAATACGATGTATCATCATCGCATCTTCCATAAGAGTAATTTGTTTCCATAATCTTCTACCATTTTCAATCATTGATTTACCATATGGAAGATAGTTAGTATCGGAATACAAACGGAAGTGAGCCATTTCATAGTTATCATATTCCTTCTTACCTAAATAATCAGGATCAACTGTGAATTTAATACCTTCTTGATGTCTATTAACTCTGGTAGGGTCATGAGGAGATTCAGTTCTAGTTACATGATAAACCGATTGTGGGAATACATTAACAACACCTTCTCCTTCTACAATTTCTAATACTAAAAAGAAATCACCATATTTACACATATTACGAACCCACGGCCATAAGTTGAACTCAATGTTCATTATATCATAAAATAAGTTATGTAAAACTTCTTTTACTTCCTGATTCGATGATTTAATTGTTAATACATCTCCAAACTCATCCTTTGTTGTAGATTCATCCGCATAAATATCCAATGCCGATGCTATAATAGGGTCATTATCCATTGCATCATAATCCAAAAATAACTCTCTTCTGATTGTTTGATAAGAAAGTTGTGTTTGCAATGCATTATATTGATATCCTGTTTGTAATTTGTAGAATCTATCTCTAATTGATTTTAAATTAGAGTGAGATTGACTCTGCTCAGTATCAATAACTTTCGTTTTTCCATCTTCTCTCTTAATGATAACATTCGTAGAGAAGAGTTTCCTCATTCTTTCAAAAAACGAATTATTAATTTGTTCTGCCATTTTAGTTTTTATTTATTTCGATAATTTTGATGATTAAATTATCTCTACCTTTTAATAATCTATGAAACTTATGATTTGTTATTTCAATTTCTTCACCAACATTCATATCAATTGGTAGTTCATCATCAAACTGAATTTTCCAACCGATTCCAGATATAACCAATACTTTTCTATCGCATTGATCCTGATGCCACATTAATTCTCCAGCATCGATATCTTTTTTAAATAACCTATATCGTTTGGTATCGGTTATTCTAATATCATAATATTTTTCTTCCAACATAACAAAATTAAGAATAAATATTCAAATTTCCAACTTATTCTACCAATATTTGTAAGCAGGTTCGGATAATCCTAATTGTTTAGCATATTTTGGTAAATTACACGCCCACCATCCTGGTTCAGTTTTATCCTTTTTAGTATCACATTGATGTCTAGCAGCAAAGTTTTTACTAGCTTCTAAATCATTTATTTTAACTTTCAAACCAGTCGTATCACCCCAACTAACTTTTTTTATGGAATCACCATCTTTTACATAAACATAAAACTTTTTAGGCCCTCCTTTTTTAGGTTTATTGAGTTCTTTTTTCTCCTCTTCCATAATAGGAAAATCTAAATAAACTTCATTACCATCATAAATTCCAGTTTCTCCCAAATCGGTATTCTCCAAAAACCACTTATCTTGAGCATTTTCAATTATCAATTTATTTTCATTGTATAATTTTTTTGCTTCTTTAAACATTTCGAAGTATTTTGTAGAACCATAACGATATATCGATTCATGAATAGGTGTTCCCATATTTTCATGATACCTCAATCCTTCGTTTATAGATGTTTTATTTTCTGATATTATTTTCATACATATAAATATTAGATTAGCCATCTTATATCTTCTTTATCACCACCTAAATCCATTTCATATGGATTTCTTCTAAATCTATCATTAGCAGAACCCATTGAGAACCCAGTTGTTGATATAGAATTAATAGCCTGTTTGGTCATATCCATTCTTTCTTGTCTTAAACGAAGTGCAGTATCTCTTACCCATAATCCAATTGAAAATGCCATAGTTAAGTCATCATTATATCCTCTCATCGCTTCTGCTCTACTTCCTAACCATAAGAATGTAAATAATTCATCAATTAATCTAACGGATTGAACTACAACTGATTTTTGTCTGAAGTATTCATCTAATTTAGATATCATTAATGGTCGGGTTTTAGCAGATGTTGTAAATCCTGCTACCTGTCTTCTTTCTTCAGCATTAAATTTATTGGTATATTGTCTTTCGGTATCAATATATTTGTAATCTGAAGTTTGGTAATAAAGATTTTGGTATCCTCTATCGATTACTTGTTGAATAACGGCCCAACCAATATTTGCATTCTCTATTACTAATAAAGCATTATTCCATTCAGTTCCAACTGCTACTAAGAAGTTACCATAATCAATGGTTTCCATTTTACCTCTATATTCAGCAACTTGAACATTACTTTCTATATCCATTACATGAAATGCAGAATAATCACCACCATCACCTCTCGCCACGTCGGCTACAACCATATAAGATTTTTTGTAATCTGGATATTCCCATTTCCAATAATTTCCATCAAATCCTGTTTTTTCAATTGGTGGTTTAACAAATGTTTCTTTGTACCATATTAAAAGTTCTGCAGGAATAACAGTATCACCGGAAGATATAAAGTCACAATCACACTCTTGTGCTGCCAACTTCTCTCCCAATACCTTTGTTTGTTCATCTCTCCATCTTTGGTCTCTCTCAGGATGTACTGTCCAATGGAGATAAATAGGATTAAATTCATTTGTACCTTCTTCTGCACCTACCCATTGTTGATGAAACCAGTTACCCACACCATTAGGTGTAGAAAGTGCTATACAACTACCACCCGTTGATAGGGCAGGAGTTGCAGATGCCCAAATTTCTACGATATCGGGAACGAATGCCGCCTCATCCACAACTAAAAGGGATAGGGCTTCAGAACGACCTGCATCTGGAGAAGATGGAATTGCTTTTACCTGAGAACCATTTACCAATCTAAGTGATAGTTTGTTATCTTCCGCAGATGCCACTTTTAGCCAACTCGGTAAGTTATCATACATAACCCTTACCTTCGTTACTAAGTTCTTAGCAACCTCTTGCTTAATCGCAATAACAAGCACATTATAATCCTGATTGAATATCATCTTCCACAAAGAATAACCAGCGGTTAATGTGGAGATACCCGTTTGACGGGATTTAAGAACCAAATTATATCGATTCTCTTTAAACTGAATTAAAGTTTTTTCTTGATACGGAAATAGTTCAAATCTTAACTTTCCTCTTGTAGGGTGTTGGATTTTACAATATTTACGCATGAAATATACGGGATCACCCGCACATTTCTTATATTCTTCTTTGATTACATCTTTTAATGTTAATCCTCTATCTTGCATCAAATATTTTATTTATAATCGGATTATCTAATTTTCTCAGAACTTCCTCATATATAACTATATCCTCTTCCAATTCTAATAATCCTTTATCAATATTAGCAATTTCCAGCTCCATATCAGCTTTCATTTCATCCATTGGTTTTGGCAAATGCCAAACTTCAATTTGACCATTTTCTAATACATGCTCATATTGTGGTTTAAGTTCTTTTATACCATCTTCAATTTGCATTCTAGCTTCTTTAGCTCTATCAATTGCTCTTCTAAATAACCTAAAATTTTTATACTCTTCGAATACTCCATTTTGGGTAGCTACTGAATCCATTTCTAAATTACAATCAATACAAAAACCAGTTTGTGCAATTAAAAGTTTATCATTATGCCCATATTTTTCTTTTGTACAAGAATGGTTTGAACATTTTTCTTTTTCTTTTAAAAAATCTCTAGCTGATTGAAATGCTTCGTGGTTTTTTCCGGTTTTCAGAACGAATCCCTCTTTTTGTTCGTATTGATAATACTCATCTTCCCATTTTTCACCAACCTCTCTCTTAATATGAGGATTGGATTTTTCATATCCAAATGATTTTGATGGGTCTTCCCCTCTAAACACAAAATCCACCAATTCACGGCGGGTTTTATGCATTAAATTTTTCTTAAATTCTTTTGCCATAACCTGTTTTATATATGTATATATATTAAGTAAAAATAGATTAAGATACTTTTTTCACCTCAATCTTAATCTTTGGAGTGTATCCTTCTGGTAATTCAGTTTTTATACCAAAAAATTCATCTACTTTGTTTTCAAAATATGTTAATTGAAATATTTTATCAGTTAAATTCAATACTAATTGAGATGATGTACTCATTTTCTTAGTATCTCTTTTCATATTAAGAGGAGAATCATTTTTGTAGAAATTAGCTCTCATAAGAGGAGCAATTAAGTTCCAATCATCAGCTTTATTCATTTGTTTTTCAGCACTTATTTTTCTGATTATTGAACTTTTATAATCCGGACCATTTGTATATCCAGCATCACTATAATAGTGTCCATGATTAGTTCTAACTAACGGATGTTCTCTATTAACTAAATTTATATTAGGATTATGCTTAGATGTAGTTTCAATTGAAATAGTAGTTTTAGGAGAACTTACTAATGTATGACCCTTAATACCACCTTCATATTGAACCGCTAATTTAATAGCATCTTTTAAATTATTAGATGATAATACTTTTCGTATTTTAGCACCATCTTTTGAAGGTTTCCCTTTTTTCTTTACAATTTTTTTCTCTTCTTCATCATATCCAACCATCAAAGCCGTATTAACAACTCCGATACCGAATTCATTCATTCCCTCACTCCAATCCGTAATTGTATCTCTTAAATAAACAACTTCAACTCCATCTACAATAGTATGTATAATTTCCAATGATGGGTTATATGCTCTATCTCTATTCTTAGCTAAAATATATTTATCGCCTATCTCTTTGGATACGATAATACATTCACCTAATATAATTTTATCTGCCACGTTGTTGATTTTGGAATATTACTATAATAAATATTGTAATCTCAAAGTGTTA